AGCCTGAGGAGCGTACTGCGTAAACCAGTTCGTCTGGTTGGAAGAATCAAGGGGTTGCACTCGCTCGTAGTACAAAACCTCGAAGGCGTAATCGTCGTCTGGTGTGGGGGCTACCAACCAGTGGGTGTAGTCGTAGTCACAGTAAAATTTAGGTACATCTGTCTGAGCAGGGTCTGGCCAGTACTCACGCACGTACTCGTACCTGCGGTTAAAGACTGGCTGACGTTTACCAGCGACTGTGACGTTAATTGAGACCGTTTTGTGCCACCGAGCTGGCTTGGCGATGATGTTGTCGCCAATCACCATGTTGCTGGTGTTGACAGTCATGTTGCCCAAGAACTTGATTTGAGAGGCGATAACCTGCTCAGCAAGCATGATAAACAGAGGGATTTTCTCGATTGTGGCAGGGTCTGTACGCTCCAGATAGGACTGGATGTTTTCGACCAAGCTGTCATAGGTCATAACACTTGCGGTCGTCATGCGTTCACCTCGTAGATTCGTTGGGACATTTTAGTATGCCTTTAAGATAAAAACAACGCCCGTTCGTCGATACGCCGCTTTTGCAAGCCCTTGAGGATCTTCCCACCAGCCATGCAGTACTTCAGGAGCTCCTCAGCCGCACCCTCCATGTCCCCACGAAGCACCTTCTGGCGCAGGGTTGACCTCTGGAGCGTACCCAAACCTACATTGAAAGCAAAAGATACCAGTGCGTCAAACTGTCCTTGAGTAAGAGCAACAGGACAATAAGTAGCCACGCCTTTCTCAAACCTAGCAAGGTCTGCCCTAAGTATTGCATCGACTTCCTCCATTGAGTGTTTACGCATGGCCTCTGGCGGGGGCACAAAGGCGTCCCGCTGGTCTATCTTAAGTTTGCCCTGCTCTGGGAACATAACGTGCCCAACCCCCACCGTCCACAGCTTGGCTGGGCATTTGTAGGGATTCTGCCTCACGCCCTCGTGATGGCGAATCATGTGCAGGCACTTGGCTGAGATGTTCATTTGCCAAACGCCCGACCGCCAAAGTGGAAAGCAATGATACTGGCAAACAACGCTTGGGTTTCAGGATCCCACAGCATCTCGGCCAACTCAGAGAACGGTACACCACGGCTCCAGCCATAGGCAAACAGGCCCACATCTACAAACACTAACAGGAAGAAAAAGCCGTATGTGATGACTGGACGAACGCTGGCGCGAAGGTTTTTCATCCATGGGGATGTTCCCTCGTTCAAGGCTGTATCGTGAGCGTAGATGGCCTGCATCTCAGCCTGTTGAGCACCAATCAGAACCTGTGTCGTGTTAGCCGCGCTCTCAGTGGCCAGTTGCTCTGACTTGATATGCTCAATCCGCTCTTGGGCTTCAAACCCTGCTTTACGCAGTTCTAGCTCACGGGTGATCTGCATCTGGGCTAGGTCTAGCTCATGCCTCTTATCCGCACGGTCTTGGAAGAAGTCAAGAATCTTGGGCAATCCGCCCATTAGGAAGGAGATCAGGGTTGAGAGTAGTGTCAGCATTTAAAGTCCAATCATTCCAAGAAGTTTATCTACGATTTTGCCTGCAAGCTCATCAGGAAGATACTGGAGCAGGCCAAGCACCCACCAAGCAATACACAGCCTGACAAAGACTTTGAGGAAGAGGTCAAACTGTTTCTGGTACTCATTCACCGCCCACACCTTGACTTGGCACAGAAATCTTGTATCTCGGCAATGCCCCATCCAACTGCACCAAGGAGCATCACAATCACAACAGTACCAATCGCCCACGCCATCTGCTCTTGTTCTTCTTCTTTGCGCTTCTTCTCTTCAGCCTTTAACTCTGCTATCTCTTTGGCCTCGTCCCTGTCCATCTCAGCTTGACGGGCTTTGGCCGCATTCCATACGTCTATTCGGCCAGCTTGCATGAAGAGCATCTTTAACTGCTCCTCAAACCGCTTGGCCTCATCCAAGGCCATCTCAATCTGTAGCGCCGCACCAAGGTTGGATTTACCGCCTGTACGCTTGGCCTGTAGCATCGCTTTGGTAGCGGTGCTCTTGGCATCGAAAAGCCGCGAAATGGATGGAGCTAAGCCTGCTAGATCACTTGCAACCTTGCTGGCCTTCTTGACTACGCTGATTGCGGTTTGTAGTCCTTCTAACGCTGTTATGGGGTCGATTGGGATCATGACTAAATCCAAAAAACTGAACTGCTTTTAGTCGAAAACTAGAGCCCCAAGATCTTCTTAACAAGCTCGCCAGCAACGCCGGGGCCAAACAGCACGCACACAATCACCCCATACAAGAGGTACTCGATCTTGGTCATGCGCTTGTCCCCATCGCGCAGGGATCGGTCGATACTGTTGTATCGTTCTGTGCAAATTGCTTCGTGTACAGCCAATTTTGTTTCGACCGATTCCATAAAATTCCTTAAAGAAGCCACCCGTAGGTGGCTAATTTTTACTCGGCAGGTTTTGCCAGAGCCTGCTTTAACATCTCAAAGAAAGCGTTCCTGCCTACTTGGAGCTGGTCAACGTTAAATCTTGCTGAGTCCAATTTGCGATCAAGATCTGCGACATGGTTGACAAGGGTCTGTTGATCCTTGGTCATGTCTTCAAAATGATACTCAACTCCGTCAATTGTCAGTGGGGTTTTTGTGTTGTTGCCCATGATTTTCCTTTAGTGTGCCATCAAGATCGAGTGATGGCTTCTCGTTAAACTGTTGGTGATGGTGGGCTAGAATCATATGGCTGTGGAGATGTTTGACTCCAAGCGTAAGTGGCGATGTTGGCGTAATATGCCTCATCCAGCACTGTGGATGCTGTTGGATCATTTGGCACGAGGACGCAACGCCAGTAGGTTGATGAAATGACTTTGCCATCCTTTAGGACATCGGTTGTTTTGCGAACACCAATACACCCATTTGGTTGGATGTTGAACTCGCTGATATAAGTGATTTCGGTAAATGTTGACATGATTTTTTCCTTAAATGTTTGTTACATTAGTTTAAAAATGTTTCGTTACACAGCATAAACAACTGTGCCACAATAAAGTCCAAGCACCAATGTACTGTTATTGTCATATCTTCTAAAGTTAAAAGTAGTTGCTGAACCATTCACTTGTGCGACCCACAAAATCCCCGTGTTTAAATATTCCCTTGCCACTCCGCAGTTGTTCGTAGTGCTGGCGCTGGTAAACGGAAGCCCACTTATGACACTTATACTACCCGCACTGTTACATTCAAATGCAAAAGAACAAATAACTCTGTTTCCAACTTTTGTGTATGTTCCAGAAACGGCAGTGATTGTCCCAGTTCCGCTAAATACTGCGGGAGTCCAAGTCCCCTCCTCATAGTCATCTAGCGTGTTTACGTCAGATGATGCTGATTGAGTTGCGGGAAAGGTGATGCCAGCACCAGAGGTCGATGGAGTAGCGTTACCAACGCTGATAGTTCCCAACGTCTGTAGATTGCCCGACGAGTTAAATCTTGCAACCTCAGTGCCTCCTTCTGCAAAAGCAATCGTGTCAGCCGCAGGGAAGAACATACCTGTGTTGGCATCAGTGCCTCTGATGGCAGGGGTCGCGGCAGAACCGTCAACATCGGATAGGCCGTCTGTTCCCGATAAAATTAAACTCATGCTTATGCTCCTTTGAGTGCGGCTACATCAGCCTGTAATTGAGTGATTAAAGCTTGTTGTTCTTGGATGCACTTCATCAATGCGTATTGCATATCTGTTTGGTATATAGATAGGCGCATTTTTGAGCCATCTTTTTCTTCTGACCAATCAGATTCAACCACCAATTCAGGCGCAACAGCTTGAACATCTTGGGCCACCACGCCTAGCGTTAGGCCATCATCTTCTTCAAGGTTTTGGTCAATGTAGTTGTAAGTCTGCACAGGAATTGCACAGATTTTGGCGAGGTAATCACCCGCTGGTGAAAAGTTTGTTTTCTCTCTGCGGTCAGACAAATTGCTGTTGTTTGCGGAGTAGTTGTAAATGCCACCATTAGTTTTTACTTGAAAGCGAACTGTTGTGCTATCACCAAAATTTATTGCGTTTGTTGTGTTATTGGGTGAGTACCCTGTGTACGCAATGTTAAATGCATCTGGGCCTCCTGATGTAGCAGTGTTGGTAATTCTAAAACCGTTTATTCCGTCCCCGCTAAACTGGAGCACTTGTTTGTAAGAGATGTTTGAAGTAGTCCCTACCAGAAAGCTACCGCCTGAGTCTATACGGGCACGTTCTGTGCCGCCACCCGTTGCAAAACCAATAGCCCCATTAGAACGAAGATATGGAACAGCGGAGTCAGATGACAGTGCCGAGCCAGCACCCATCAGCATTGTGGAAGTGCCATCACCAACTGTTAAATATCCAGTTGAAGAACTACCAAGAACTTCTAAACGTGCAGACGGGCTGGTCTGTCCAATACCAAGCCGCCCACTAGCATCCAGAGTCATTGCTTGGGTGAACGTTATTGCGTTACCTGCTGTTCCAGAGGGGGCTGTTGCCCAAAAATGGGCTCCGTTATATTGATAGTAGCGAGATGCAAAACCTGTGTTTATATAAATGTCCGCTGTTTCAGATGCATTTAATGTTGAGTTTGCATACAAAACAAAAGGTGTTGTTGTTGCGCCGCAAATGTTGCGTTTTACAAAAAACGAGCCAGATGGGCTTGCACTAGGAGTAGCACCAACACCTACATTCTGACTTGCGTCAATAGTGAGCGCCGTAGTGTTGGCTGTTTGTAGTTGCAGTATTCCGCTAGTGTCGGCAGTGTTAATTAAGCCTGCGCTCGTTGATGCGTTCAAAGTTACGGCCATTATGTGTTCTCCTCATCTGCGGGGATTGGTGTGTTGCCTTCTTCAAGCCATTCCTGAAACTCAGGATAATCAGCCGTGCAAGTTAGACAGCATTTTCCGTCGTCGTCAATACGGGCAAAAATTTGCGTATCTTCGGGATTCAATTTTGTCAACATTTTGTAAATCATAATTCTGCACTCCATGCAAGAAAAGCGGTGTTTGCATTCCTCTCAACCATAATTCCATTTCCGCCAGTAAGGCCGCTTGCAACAGTAAAATTGACGGCTCCACCATTTTTCTGAGCGTTAGCAAACGATGGAACGTCTGTACAGGTTGCCGCCGTAGTGAGATAAGCCACTTTATAGTCTGATGCAGTACCTGTTTGCTCAACTGCAACGGGGTCAATCCGCATTTCGACAGCAAATGGCACAAAGATTCGAGCACGCGTTGCATCGTTTGCAAAACCAGCGCCAAATGTAGCATTGCTTGCCGTAGTAGCTACTTTGAAGTAGTAACGCTGACACAACTGCAACTCAGTGGTATACGGTCTGTAGTCAAAGCTTGTTGCTGTTGCGCCCTTCTCTAGCTGTACGCCTGTTACTTGCCATGTTGCTCCGTTGGTGCCAGACACATTGACCTGTCCTGTTGGTGCAATCAATACAGATGTACCCCAAGAACCCGAAGTGCCTTGCAAAGAAGCCCCAGCGCCCAATGAAAAAGATACGTTTAATCCAATGCCATTTGTTGTATTCCAAACACCACTAGTTTCGCCAGTGATTGTTACGGTTTTAAACTCCCAAGTATTTGCCGCACTGATTGAGTAAGAGAAAACATAAAACCTAGTATCGGTAGCATTCCAAACTCCCCCGCCAAAAGTCCCAGTCAGCGAACTGCGAACCCAAAACGAAAGAGTTACTGGTTTGGCGTTGGCAGTACCCCACCCAAAATCAGCTATGTTAAAACCCTCTATTGGTTGTCTAAACTGAAACGCATCTGACGACCCAATTGAATAAGACGAAAGAGACGTAACAAGCATTGAATTAACAAACCCATCAGGAGCTACAGAACTTCTTTGAAATGAAATTTTTGATGCGGCAGAGCCAGTAAAAACACGATAAGCCCATCTATCAACAAGATAGATTTGGGCGCTGGTGTTTGAGGCGGTAACTGTCCCAGAACTCCTCTGGTCAATCACCATTGCACCGTTGATGATGCGGTTCTTGAAGCCGTTATAACCAATTGATGTTCCTGTGCCACCAGAAGCTTCAGGCAACACACTGGTAGATGTAGGCAACACAGCCATCGTGCCTGATGTGGCAGGCAGATCAATGACCGTGCTCCCAGCAACGGCTGGCTCTTGTAGCGTGACGCTTCCGCTTGATGATCCAAGTAAAACAATGCTCATGTTATATCCTTTACAAAACTACCCAGCGTGAGCCAGAGCTAACCGTAACCACGACACCACCACTGAGCGTAACTGGCCCAGATGACATCGCGCTTTGACCCGCCGCAATCGTGTAACTTGTCGCTACAGTTTGGCTGTTCACAACAATACCGTTACTTGCTACCAATGCAGAAGCTTGCAACTCGCCTGTAGAAGGCTTGTACAAGAACTTAGCGTTCGATGTGTAGACCGTTGCGGCAGTTCCAGATGTTGCCGCCGCAGAGATCGGGTAAATGTTTGATGATGTCGAAACGTCGTTGACAATTGCCGCACCACCCACAGATGCCCATGCAGTGCCGTTATAGCCCTCAAACTCGGTCGTTGTGGTGTTAAAGCGCAACATACCGCTTGTAGGCGTAGGACGCTGTCCAGTCGTTCCCTTGCTGATCGTTAGCGCACCAGTCGATGTGAAGCTTGAGTCAGACGAAGCTGTAAACCCTGTCGTTCCCAGAACCGTGCCGCTCCAAGTTAGAGAGCCAGAAGCACCGAAGGAGCCTGCGTTATTGAACTGGATCTGTGTGTTAGAGCCTGCCGCAATACCTGCACCACCAGCACCAGCCAACAGAGTAACTGTCCCGCTATTGTTCTTGAAGTAAAGCTTGCCGTCAGTGATGTTGATCGCCAACTCACCGTTTGCAAGGTTTCCTGAAGTTGGTACAGCCGCCGCAGTGGTGCTGAAATAAAGCTGAATTGGTGTAAAGCCTGCTTGTGCCATTTTCTATTTCCTCAGAATGTTCCGCCAGAGATGCCCGACCACACTGGTGCACTTGCTCCCGCCGATGTTAATACCTGTCCAGCCGTTCCTGCCGCAGTAAAAGCATAAGCAGTTCCAGTTCCATAAGCCGAGCCGCCAGCAGTAGGTGTAGCGGTTGAATTCGTACCACCATTTGCAATCGGTAGTGTACCTGTTACGCCTGTTGTCAGGGGCAGTCCAGTAGCATTTGTCAGGGTTACTGATGTTGGTGTTCCAAGCACTGGAGTGACCAGTGTTGGGCTAGTCGCAAACACCAAAGCACCAGAGCCAGTCTCATCCGTCACAGCCGCCGCTAAGTTAGCGCTAGAAGGTGTGGCCAAGAACGTTGCTACACCAGCACCCAAACCAGTGATAGATCCAACCGCTGGAGTTATTGTGGTGCTTCCTGCTAAGGTCAACTGACCCTGAGCGTTGACAGTAAAAGTACCAACCTGTGTGGCAGATCCGTACGCGCCAGCGGTTACCGCTGTGTTGCTGATGCTGAACTGCGTACCTGTTAAGGTTAGACCAGTGCCAGCAGAGTAAATCTGCGTTGCAGAGATTTGGACGAACGTAATGTTGGTCGTGCCAAAGGTGATCACGCCAGCCGTGTTGCAGGTGTAGGTTTCGCCAGCACCAGTTGTGCCTTGCTGAACAAAGAAAGTTGAACCCTCGCCTAGCGTTGTTGGACTAACAAGCCCGTAAGTATCGGTGTCGGTCGAACGAGTCAGAATCCAGTTTGTCGAGCCAGAACCCACGTTTGTCACAACGTACACACCGTTTTGGGTTTGGTTTGTTTGCGTGTAAATCAACACGCGGTCGTTGACCGAAAGGGTAACGCCATCAATCACCAAAGCGGCTTGCGTGCCTGCGTTGGTCAAAGTTGCACCAACACCAGACGCGCCGTTGTTGTAGGTTGCATTCAGTGGGGTTGGAGACTCAACACGAACTGGCGTATGAAAGTGAATGCCAGAAGACACCAAAGTGTCAACATACTGCTTAGTCGCCAAGTCAAGCGCCGCTACTGGGTTTTGAGTCACAGTAACGCTTGTCAGTCCAGCAGGGGTCAATGATGTCCCACCAAGAGCGATATTAGTTGTACCTAGAGTAATCTGGCTGTTTGTCAAACTTGCGTTGGCAATGTTGGTCAGCGTGTTGTTATTGCCACTGATCGTTTTATTGGTCAGCGTCTGTGTACCAGTCAAGGTAGCAACAGTCGAATCAATAGCAATGGTGACTGGGACTGATCCGTTGTAAGACGATCCAGACAAACCAGTTCCGATGATCAAAGCATTAGATGCTGTAGCTGTAACGGTGACAGAGCCACCAAGGCTTACAGAAGATCCGTTGATCGTGATTGCGCTGTTTGTCAGCCCAGCATTAGGAATGGTTGCAAAAGAAGTAGCTGGGCTTGCTCCATTGGCAAACAGGTAACCTGTCAAAGAACTTGCGCCCGTACCACCGTTTGCTGGATTCAATATGCCAGACAGCGTAATAGCACCAGTGGTGGCCGCGGAAGGGGCTAGACCAGTTGTGCCAGCGCTGAAAGAGATAACGCCACCAGCAAGAGAGAACTGTCTCCAAGTGCCAGAGGCGTAGCCGTCAAAGGTTCCAGTATCAGAGTTAAAGCGGAACTGACCGTTTGAGCCTGCGGGTTGTTGAGCTGTTGTGCCGATGGGGATGGTCATGGCGCCAACCCCCGGCATCACCGCATTGTTCGCCAAACTAATCGTTGGGTTACCACCAGAAGCATTTCCGTTGGCCACATCAATCTGATTAGCAATTCCGATGATGCTCACGCTACCTGCCGTAGCTCCATTGACCACATTGATCAATCCACTTCCACTCACGCTTGCAAGCGCGGCTGATAGGCCTGACAAGGCAACAGTTGGGTTACCTGCTACACCATCACCATTGGTAACGCTTAAACCGCTTCCAGAGGCTGTAATCGTGCGTGGGACGACTACCCCACTAGCCTTGGCGATAATCCCGTTACCAGCCGCCTCAAGGCTTCCTGACGTACCGTTTAGGAAAACAGTGAACGGGTTCTGTGCGCCATTATTGGTTAACCCAATACCTGTGCCAGCAGATATGTAGCGGCTGTTTGGCAGTTGGGGGGTTTGGATGGTGGTTAGGTACTGATACGTCTGGCTAGGAGAAGCCGAGATAGCACCAGTCGTAGTCTGTACGGTTTGACCATTCTGAACGATAGGAACAGCTTCAGTCCCTGTAATCGCGCCAGCTTGTGGTAGTTGGGTAATCGTTACTTGTGCGGACATATTATGGGCTCAGTTGGTCAAGGTTACCGTTGTTCTCAGGATCCTGAGTATTCCCCTCTGTCGAGATGATAAAGCTACCACCAGTGATACCGTTTTGGGTCGTAACAAGGTTGTTGTCATTGGCGGCGACGCTCACGTCAGGACGTGGGAATCTGATCGTTATTCTCTCAGTTTTACGGGCTGGAAGTCTATAGGGATCTTTCTCGTCGGCACATCCTTGGCCACAGACTTGGAGGCCGGGGAAGTTGGGGTCAGGCCTCATCTGGTCGTAATCGCGCTTCATCTTGCACCGATCGCACACCGCTATCGATAAAGTAGCATTTCCACGAGTGTCCAGAAAGATTGGCATTAGTGAGTTCTCCCTTGCGCGGCAAGAGTAGCGCGACGAGAGGCAACACGTTTGGCAATCTGCTCTGGCGTCTGTTTGCCGCCTTTTTTCTTAGCTGATAATTTTGCTCGTGTTTCTGCCGAAACGGGCATACCAGCGTTTGCAGGAGTTCTTCCAATCATCCATGGCGTCTCACGTGATACACCCTTCAAAGGACTTACGTAATCTTCGCCGCGAAACTTAGCGACTGGTGGCTTACCACCACCCATAACTAAATTCCAGCCAATGCTGTCCGTTGGGCGCAACTTACGCTCAAGGTCATAGCAGTAATCTTCGTCAGCAACAACAAGAACAGTTTTAATCAAATTGTCCCAGCCATGTTTGGAAATGGCATTTGCAAGTCGTGGGTTGTCATGACGGCCTTTGCGATGTGACCAGCTATGACCATATAGCCAGCGCTTTTGTGCGTTTTTGGACACGCCAACATACCCTTCCAACATCATGTCGGAATGGTGAGGGGCTCTAATCCAATAAACTTGTGCGCTCATCGTGTGTACGGACTTATGTTAGGGGCGAAGTAGATCGGAGACTTGTCACGCTCTTCCTGCTCGACTTCATTGAGATACTTCTCGGCTTGGCCTTCAAGGTATTGGATGCGCTGGAGATCAACGCCGGGCAACTCCAGAGCCATCCTATGGGACAGCATCATCAAAGTCGCCTCGTACCAGCGTGTTGGGATGTATAGCTCGTCAGTTAGAGCACCTACATCCATGATCTGTTTGCTGTACCACACGGTGATCTGCACGAACGGATCGCTAGGAACTGGCCACAAGTACAGCGTAGGCAGAGGAATTGTGCGGTCAAACCAGAATTGGAAAGGTTGGTTCGCTGTGAAGTTCTTGTTTGGCAAGTTGGTGTAGTCGTCTCGGTTTAGGCGAGACATGGTGATCTCGGTGGAGTTGTTACCCACAAAAAACTCACGCAAAGCCAGAGTCGTACCGTTAGATGCACGAACTCGGTAGTACTGAACGTCTTGCCCCGGGTTTATATCAGTCCAAATCCACTGGTTGTCGGTGACAGACACCGTCCCTAAGCTTTCCAGCGTCGTCCAAGTGATGTTATCTGTCGAATACTCGAGGGTCAGCGTCCAAAGTGCGCTTCCACCACCTGCCACATAGGGCAAGATACCAATAGAGCCAGCATAGATTGGGTTGTTTGTCCCAAAGTTGGCTGAAATGTTGCCATTTGCGCTGGTCTGTTGGCAGAACGTATCCACGTCGTTGTCACCAACATTACCAACCACACCACCAGCGGAGCTTGAGTAACTGCAAGAAGGGCGGCTCATCTTGCGATAGAGCACGTTTAGAGCGTCGTTTGCACCTGCGGGTAGGCTGTATATGTAATTGTTCGCAGAAACGCCCAAAACGACCTTATCGATGGCGAAATACTGTATCCCAATGTTGATCAAGCGTTGGAGCAAGAAGCCAAGTGACTGGCGAGCAGAGACGAGTTGCTCAGAGGTCAACTCCTCAGCGAGTTTGCCTGCACGTCTTGCACCATGGTCAATCAGGGTTTGGACGTTGACTGTCTGACCGTATGTATCTGAGTACGCCATTTGTGTTCCTTACCAGCCGGGGCAATTCCACCGTTGCATCGATGCACGCGCTCGACTGCCCTTTTCGCTCTTCTCTGCCACAGGCCCCATCCTAGCGCAGAACGAGTCCCTACGAGCCCCTCCTTGGGGCTGTGGAGCCTTTAAATTTGATCCTGTCTCACGGTTGTACTTGGCACGACCTTTTGCTGTCAGACCAGCGCCTTGTTTAGCAGGTAGCTTCTCACCACGACCGATGGCCAAGCTTGGGCCACCATCCTTGTACTTCTTCTCAATGAACATCTTGTCAACCATCTTCATGCGCTGAGGCTTGGTTGTGACGTCATTGATGATATTGAGTCGCTCAGACTTCTTTTTGCCTGCTTCATAGAAGCCAGCTTTCTTCAAAGACTTAGCTATTGATGAGTTGTTTTTTGCCATGATTACCAGCAAGACTTAGTCATGCCGCCGTTCTTCATTTTGGCTGTTTTGGCTGACTCTTTGAAGGCTTTAGCTGTTGGAGCGCCTGCCGAGCCCGGCTTACGCATCTTCTCGCCAGAGCCTTCAGCGATTCTTTGCTGTTTTGCATGAATGTTGGCATAGAGACCGCCTCCTTTAAGACCCTTGTCAGCTTTGACAAATTCTTTGCCAACCTTCTGAGGGACACCACCAAAGCCACCTTTTGTATGGGCGGCGGCTTGCATCAAATTGTGTTGGGCTGGTGATTTGCTTGGCATGATTAGGCGTATGACTTAACCATCTCAAGAACGATGGTGTATTCATCTCCCGCAGATGCGTCTGAGGTGCTAAACAAGATGTCTCCATTCTTACCTGCTCCAGCATTGTTAGTCAATCCACCAAACTTTTCGTAGTCTAAGGTGTACGTAGTATTTTGCGGAATGGTTTGAATGACAACATCTGTTGTTGCATCCCAATACATCAACACCTCCATACCGTGAGTAGATGCATGAATTTTAGTGATCGTGACACCGTCACATGCACCACCAGCGTTACTGGGGTTCAAGGCTGACACGTCCACTTTCAATACCTTGTTTTCACCAGTGCCGTCAGAAAGGTTGGTGAATTTCATAATTGCCACGCGCTCACCATCAAAGAGCGTTTGACTTGCGACTGCATCAGCCATAATTTATTCCTTAAATTAAAAGTGGGAGCCGAAGCCCCCACTTAGGTTCAGCACTTTACTGATCCACCACGTTTCTTCGCAGGGGTTACTGTCACGGACTTCTCAGTCTTGGTGACAGAGCCTTCAGGCTTTTCCTTGCTCGTAAACAAGCTCTTCGCACCCTCATACAGCTTGCGTGGGACGCTACGGATGGCTTTGGCCATGTCCATCTCTTCCTCACTTGGGCCGATTGATTTGTCGTAAGCGCCTTTTGATAGGTCGGTTACTTTCCCGCCTTCTTTGTACTTCAGGTTGCTCTGGGCTTTCGCTTGCTTCATCGCTGTAGCATTCTCAGCCTTGAAGGCAGATTGCTCTTTCTTCTGGGCTGGGGTCACACTGCCACCTGTTTTAAAGGTTCCAGATTGACGATCATTGCTGACGGGAGCAGATGGCTTCTTAGCAGGATATGCTACGGCGTGGCCGCTGTTATTAACAGCTCCCCCCGTAGCGTAGTGCTTTTTTGCCGCACCGCCTTTTTTGTAACCACCAGCGTTACCCATCTTCACATCACCTGTTGGGGCGCTGTTAGTGTCAGGATGAGCTGTGACCATCTTGGTGTTGCGATATGCGCCGCCTTGGCCTTCAGTGTTGATGATGCCGCTCTTAGCGATAGCACCGCCCTTTTTGAAGCCGCCTTGACCATTGACTACGCCGCCAGTTGCATAAGCACCGGGCTTCGTGGACTTGGTCACGCCACCAGTAGCGCAAGCCGTACCACCAGACTTCAGACCTTTATGGCCCTTGCTGGCAGGCTTAGACTCGTGAGACTTCAGCTCTTTTTCAAGACCCTTCATCTTCGACATCTCAGCCTTGTGGGTAGCCTTAGACTCGCCACCTTCCTTCATGCCGCCTTGCATACCCTTCATGCCCAACATAGCCGCACGACGTGCCGCCATAGTAGGACGCTTAGGACGAGCAACGGGCATCATGCCTCCGCGAGCAGGCATAGCAGAACCCATGGGCGCACCCATAGATCCGCCCATAGCCTTCTTCACGGATCCGCCTTTTTTGAGCTTTAACTCAATTGAAGGCTCTGTGGTCTCCATTTTGACCATTGGCTTGAATTGACCCATGATTGTGCTCCTTAAACTTTCTGAGCATACACAACGGTCAGGCGAATAACGCCTTGAGTTGTGCTGATCGTGCCATCTGGATCAAGCGTAACGACGACAGAGGTATTGCTACCAATGTCACTCATTGCTAGCAACTGTGCGGCTGTAAAGGTTAGAGCGATGCGACCACCAGCGAAGACATCAGTCGAGGACACATATTGTGTGCCAGCGGCGGCTGTTCCGATAGTCATTGCAATTGCTGTAGCTGTACCGCCACCCACCGCTTCGTTCACAACCATGTCAGCAAAAAAGCTGATAATTTGTGAGGAAGCAGGGAGAGTCAGAGTTGCGCTAGTAGCGGTGCCTGCGGCGGCGGTTGTGACAGTGGTTGTCTGAGACATGACGACGAAACCACCATCAACAGTGTCAGTCAAAGTACCAGAACCTGCACGCAGGGTAGAACCAAAATAGGTTTGTGCCATTGTCTTTTCTCCTTAAAGCGCGGGGGGCGAACCCCCCACTTTGGGTTTAGACGCCGGGTGTACCGTACATCGCACGAGGATCAGTGAAGCCCACGTCGTAACGCTCTGTCGCCTTGTAGCGCATAGAGTCAGTCTCGAAGTCACCTTCCATAGTCTTCTCGAGCTTACGACGCATCATCAGCTTCATGCCTTCAGGAGCGTCGGTTTGCACCCAGAATGCTGAGGCGTTAGTCAAACGTGACAACACAGCCGCGCCTTCATCCAACAGACCGATGGACTTAACAGGGTTGATGTCGTTGTTTGCATTGCCTGCACGCAAGACGGATTTCAAGAGAACTTCAGCTTGGAAGACGTTCCCGGGGGCCACCACCAATTGGCGGGGCACAAGGCGGATCTTCTTACCGTTGTTGTCCACAGCTTGACGAATCTGGATCAACATCTGCTCAAGCGATGTCTGTGACAGATTGGCGGCTGTGCTCAACAAGTTGCTGAATGTACCGTTCACGATTGGGTGTGAAGCGCTGTTCAAAGCCACGCCGTCGCCACCTGCTGTAGCACCGCCAGTGAAGGCGTTGTTCAACACGTTAGCAGACAAAGTCTCTTTGGTCTCAATCAATGACTGAGCCAAGTGACGTGCGTACACTTGACCGATACGGATGTGGTCACCGTCTTCAACCAAAACTTTGGTCAAAGCAAATGCCAAACCGTACACGCTGTACACGTAGCGTTTCAGGAACAACACGCCACCTTGCTGATAGGACACAGGAGTGCCATCAGGAAGCTGGGGAGCGGCGCCGAAACCGTACAGAACGGGTTCTTCGTGGTAGTTGCGGGGAATGCCTTCTTGTTCCGTGAAAACACGAGACCATTCATCGGCACGTTGGTCGTAGACACCGTCGAAACATTCATTCAAGATAGGTTCGACGATGCTACGAAAGTCGGTACTGCGCATTGGAGCGGCCATGGTTCATGTCCTCCTATTAGATAGCTACGGGGTAACCACCACCAGACGCGATCTGGGCATATTGATGCTTAGCCACAGTTGCGCGAACGATAGTGAAAGAGTCTCCCCAAGCATTGCCGGGGTACGGGGCGAGGTTGATGATTCGCATCTGAGCACCAGAACCAGCGGCAACAACCGAGGTGCTGATAGTGCACTGTGACAAACCAGTGGTCGTTGAACCAGCAGTAGTCGCACTCAAATCCGATTCAGCACCGATAGAAGTCTGAGCCAATGAACCATCAGCTTGGATTTCATAAACGATGTTGGGATCATCATAGTAATACGCAATGCATGAACCAGTCTGGTATGCAGTGTTTGCAGGCCAGTAGTTCGACACACGGCGACGACCAGTGGTGTCAGTGAATTCGACACCAGAGAATGCGCCAACAAACGCATCACCAGCGGCGGCAACTTGGATCACTCCAGTTGTAGCCAACTTGACGGGTTGACCCTTCAAGATGTCGGTCGAATAAGTCGAGAGAATACCGTCAGCCAACGCAGTTGCGCGATCCAACCCAGATGGGTGGTACGCAGGACGCAAACCGAACGGAGCATTTGTAGCAGACATAGTCTTACTCCTTAGAGGTTAGCCCTCAAAAATGGGGGCACGATTAGATTGAGATTGGTCAAACCTACCCATACCTTCGCCTTCCAACCGTACCAGCGACTTGCCGCTACTGTCACGCTGACCTTGAAGATTCTCAAGCTGAACGCGGACTTTGTCCTGTTCTTCAAGAGGAGCTTCGTAGTGCAGTTGCGCCATAACGTCTTGGTAGACATCCATGGGCAATTTGAACAGCAACATCTCGTTGCATGATATGTAGCCAACGTGTTCGCCTGCCTTGACTTTGTAGTTGTCGAACCCAGCCATCTCGTCCGCTTTCACGGGAATGTAGCCAAGTCGCATCCTTTTATCAATGGTGTCGTATGCGTTGGTGGTTGAGAGCCAAATGAGGTGCCAGCCCGGCATCTCTGGTACTTTTGGCAGTGCTGATTGGTTCCATTCATCACTCCACATCTTTCGACGTTCCTGTGAGCTTACGAACTTTGTTTCTGGAGCGGCGCGACTGACGTCCTCGCTTGCGCGATCATTGCGTCCACCTGCGTTCAGAGATTTTTTCAAACGTGATTCGGTCATACTTGTTTCCTTAGTAAGAGTTGTTTCTAGCTTCTTGCGCATATCGCTTAATCATCTTGGATCGCTTCTCGGGATCATCCCAAAAGCCTGCATCCTTCATGGCACGCACTTGTTCTGGTTTCAAAACAAATGTATTCCTGTTGGTGCTTCCGTTGACGCTTTCGCGACCAGAACTTGTTACAACACTCCTTGGTCTCTTAGTAGACGAACGTACGTCCGTGGTGTCATTGTACTTGTGTGGCAAGTACTTATGCAAGCGATTGTCGAGTTCATTCCAATAATCAGGCGAAGTTGGATCCCAACCCTCTGAAACTAGACCCTCGTCAATCTGCTTTGCAATCTTGGAATCGGTATCCCGACCGTTCGGGTCATACCATTCATTTCGTTCCATCCAGTTCGCCGCCAGACGTTGCAGGCGAGGATCTGGGACGTTTCCTTGGGTTTGGCGGGGTTGGACAGCCGCCTTCTTGAAGTTGGTCAGGGCTTCCATCTGACGACGTGCGTCATACATGATTTCCTGAGCTTCAGCCATGGCGTGACCATCAGAGGCACTTGCCGCCTCAGAGATCTTCATCTTGGCGTACTGTAGGCGTAGCTCTTGGTCTTCGATAGCCTTGTCGATACGAGCTAAGTCAGCAGAGTGGGTCTTACGCTCTACAACGGACAGGCGCTCCATCAGTTCTTGGTTCTTGCGCTCCAAGTGCTGAAGTTTCATGTCCTTCTCGACGCCAGTCTTCTTGGCTAGCTCTCGCTTGGCGCGGCGCTTCTCACGCCTTGCACGCTGGTACTCGGTCTCGTCTTCAGGCGCTACGTCATCGTCGTGAGCGTCATCAGCAGAGCCGCCAGCGGACATGCCGCGGTCGTCATCCTGCTCGTCAGGGGATTCGATGCTGTCAGGAAGGTCAATAACGGCTGAGCCGTCTGCTTCTTCCGTGACTTTGATCTTGTCAAGTTCGTTTTCTGTGGTCATAAGAATGCTTTCATTGCTAAGGGATCACCAGTGACTTTGGCGATGATTTCATGGTCGTTTAGGATCATGAACAAGGCTGGATCTTCGTGATCGTCTTGTCCTTCAACCTTAACTTCCCAACGATCTCCGCCCCATTTAGGGACTCGGATGTAATCACCGACCTCGCACCATGAGCCTTCAGGCCAGCCTTGCATGGTGTCACGGTTTTTGAATGCGAGAGGGCCAACTTCGATGACTTTTGCCACCATGTTGTTCCACTTCTCGGTCTCTTTGGTCTCTTCCACCAAAATGATCCCTGCGCTTGTCGTTTTCTGCTTTGTGCGACGTAATTGCACCAAAATTCGACCACCTAATGGCTTAGCACCCGGGTTCACAGCGGGGAATGCCCACTTCACTTCAGCGTTTTCCAACACTTCGGGGTTATCGCTCATCTTCTTCTTCTTTCTTTAACATATTGTTAATAATGTCCAAGGAATCTTGTAGACCTTGGTACTGCCCGACCATGCGCTGGTAGGATTCGATATTGACAGCGTTTCCCAACGCTAACGAGAGGCGTATTTCAGCCATCCGTACCTCAATTGCGCCGATCAGATCTCTTACGGAGAACATGATTATTTTTTCTTAGCTTGCGATAGGGCGCCTCCTTGTTTTTTAGCTGGCTGTTGACCGCCAGAGGACTTCAAAGACGTGCCATCAAGCTTCTCGCCTGCGGCAATACGCTTGTGCATGGGCACTGCTTCGTTGTGATAAGGGTTAGATGTAGCCATTTCAGCCTCCTAGGAATGATTGCGCTTCGTTTTGAAGCATGGATGCAGTTTTTACCTGCTCTTGTTGCAGTTTTGCCGCGTCTCGCGTCAACCTTGCAGACTCTATGCGCTCTTGCGTGAGGTTTTTCTCTGTTTCCATCGCCGCTTTGAGCTGTTGTTCGTCGCTGAACTGCTGTTGGTTCAATTGAAGCTTGGCAGTATCGAGTTGTTGTTGGTTTTGGAGCTTCTGACCCTGCAACTGGACGTCTGCTTGGTCTTTGGCTGTCAGTCGTTGGGTCTCTGCCATGCTTGTTTGTAGCAAAACCTGAGCCTCTGGGGTCATTGGAGGTGTCTGTTGTTGCTTCAACTGCTGTAACTGCTGAGCCATCTGTTGCATTATTGGTACAACCTTGGCAAAAACCTTGGAAGTATCGATCGTAACGTTCTGAGAAGCACCTGCATACAGCTTGTCAGCCATAGGCGTGATCTTGGGATCGTCGTAGTCTGTAGGTCTGCGGCCCAAAGACTTCTCGACATAGCCATTCATGCGGTTCAAGTACCACAAAGACAAGTGTTGCTTGATGTGCTCCATCATCTGGGGCAGGATAACTGGCTGAATCGTTGGGTTTGAGCCAAAGATTGGGTCTTGGTAGAACTCCAAATGGCTCTGGATGTGCGACAAGTGGTCTTGCTCAATGTAAGCAAAGGCCGCTTGCCCTAACATCATGGCCACGTTCTCATTAGCGGCGTCTCTCTTCTCAGGAGATGGGACGTCTTTCATCAGCTCGTTGATCGCAGGAACCTTGATCTGCTTCAAGAACCGCTCAATCACCACCTTGCGATTGAACAGGTCTGGGTTTTTCTCCATGATCTGCATCACAGCCTGACTCTGAGCCATACGTTGGGTCTCAGAGAAGATGTGTGGATCAGACACTGGGATCACATCAGTGTTAGATGCGAAGTCTTCCTTGCGAATATCAAGGTCAGCGACCACTTCACCCTTGCGTTGCTCTTCCAAGTACCAGCGGTTTAGGCGACCAAGGATCTTCAGGACGCGGCCTTGGCTGTCGTGCAGGCGTGAGTGGATGGCAGAGAACACTGCGGCGCCCTGCTCGATCAAAGCCTGAGTTGTGCCAACAGGGGTGTTGGAGTTGACGTCAGCGATCTTTTCCTCTGCGGTGGTCACTACCCCCTTGGCCGCACCATCTAACCAGCCTAGAAGCTGGAATAGCACTGGGGAAGGAGGGTTGAAGGGCATAGGCATGGCGATCTTGCGGATGTCATCGACGCCGGGGGCCCCTTCGATCTCACAAACCTGCGTCACATCCACCTGTTGGGACTGACCAGAAATCTTCGCTCCCTTGAGCTTGAGCATGGTTGCCGCATTGTTGATATGAGCAGAGTCCAATAAAGCGCGTAGAGAGCCTGTAAGGGCCGCTGAGAGGCCTCCAATGAGCTGTGGCAAGCCAATAGCGTATGCACCACGCCATGGAATGAACTTGAACTCCACAAGCCAATCAAGCTTGGTCTGAGTGTCGTCGCCCTCTTCCCAGTTACGGTACAAGCCAACGCACTCGTTTTCGTGCTCGTCAACCATCAGGATGTAAGGGGCTGACTCACCCTTGGTCAGGGGATCGTCCTCAAGCTCTAGCCATGTGTAGATGTGATAGACCTTGCGCAGGCCATCTTCGTTGTCTTCCCACTTACGGCCTTCAATCTTGTTGTTGGCCTTCTCAGAGTGGGTCTCTTCAGGTTCGGCACTGACACGGATTAAGTCAATGTCGCGGTACAGGCCTGAGCGGATACGGTTCTTGAACTCCCACTCAGTGATGGTCTGCATCTCAGTAACGCGCTGGGCTGTGTAGAAGTTAGCCGCGGCAAAGGGTAGCAGGATGTTGTCGATAGGCATGAACTCAGCACAGGGACGCTTCTTCTTCTCGTCGTACCAGAGCTTCATGTATTGAGAACCACCTAATGGAAGCTGAGTCAATAGCTGTTCCTGCTCATCGCGGAACTCTTCAATCTGCTCAGTCAACTGCCAGTTCATGTAGTCGCGCTTGCGCTCAGCCTTTTGGATTTTCTCCTCATCCACGTCGCCAAGGATTTTGGTGCGGGTTGGGCCGTCTGGTGGGAACATTTCCTTGATAGCGCGGGAGGCGAAGTCAACGCAGGCTTCGGCCATGGCTGGGTGGACGACCTTGCTGGCGCCCATGAAGGTTGCACCGCCGGGGGCATCATTCCCCATACCCGTACGCTTCAAACCCTCTTCGTACTTCTTATCACGCTCTTCACGGGACTTTTTGTCGTTCTCGACCAAGTCCATGTACCGTAGAGCAATCTTGTTCAGGTCGTAAGGATCGATCTCTTCAGCCAAGTTAGCGTAGAAGTCTGCGTCCTCCATCGGGCCGCTAGTCTCCATGCGAACAATCGCAGAACCGTCAGGAAGCTCCTCAACGTCTGCGTCATCAGTTGGCATCTCAAACTCCATGCCCTCGTCAGCACTAGCCTGTTGGTCTGCTTGACCGTCAATGAAACGACCAGCGTTTGGGTCTTGTGGGAATGGGATTGCCATAACTTATTTCCTTTTGAGCTTCTTGTTGCTCAGTTCCAAAAACATGGTATCGCGGTTGGTAGTCATATTGACTTTACCTCCACGTTTAAATGGAGCACCCTGCATGATACGCTCTCCATCAGTCATATCAGGTACTGTGTTGTAATTTATTGCTCCGCCATCAGCCTTTTTAACTTCAGGTTGTGATGCTTCGGCTCGTGCCTTCATGCGTGCGATCTCTGCCTCGATCTCTGTGTTAGTCAGAGAGTTAGGAGTGACGTCGCGCAAGTACTTGTTCTCATCTCTAGCAATCAAAGCCTTAACTGCTTCAGCCCGTGGAGTCATCTCTTCTTTAAGCTTAGCAAGCTTAGCCAATGCGGCCATCTTTGCAACTGATCCGCCAGTAGCTAAGCCTGACTCTTCTTCTGGCTCAAGCATCTGGGATGCCGCACCAGCGCCAGCAGTTGGGATGCCGATCTGTTGGTACAGGGGTAAGCCCTTCTGCTTGATGGACTCACGCATCTGGGGCGTGATGGGGAAGTTGTGTAGGGGGATCATTCGGCTGGCATTAGCTTCCTTGACCTCATTAAGCAATTGAACTCTTTCCTGTTGCGGAAGGTTTGCATATTGCTCATCAGTCAACCCACGCTGGCGCAATAGTTCTGCAAGGTCACTGATGCCTTTGTTGGGCTTGGGGTTTGCTATGTCAAACGTTCCCACCTGCGCACCGTATGGTTTGCCAAAGTTATTCAGGTAGTCAGGGAGAATCTTGTCGTAGAAGCCCATCATGCCTTCGCCACCAACCTGTAGGTCAAGATTCTCAAGCCTGCCGCGAGTTAACTTGCCAGAGTCAAACAGTGGGTCATTTGCAAACTGACCAACACCATTGACAATCCGATTGGCAACTTCTTTGCCGACCGTGTCCTCTAGCTCTTGTTCGGTCAGACCCTTTTTTATGATTGGTCTACCTTCTACGGTGTCAGCTTCAATCCCATACAAACCATTACTTTGTTTGTTCCAGCTTATTGTGTTGATATGCTTGCTTAAATCGAAACGCTTAGCTTGCTCCGCACCGGGGGTGATGGCGATGCTGTCATAGCCGTTATCAGCCGCGTAGTTCAGCAGGCGCTTCATAGCCAACTCGTGCCAGTTCTTTTTAAACGGGGCGTCGGGTATGCCTTCTACGGCATCACTCTTACCTTCGACGGCTCTTGCTTGAGCTTGTTCACGACTACCATAACCGCCTGAAAATGTGCCGTCTTCCCAAGTAACTTTGTATTCAGGGGCAAAGCCAAACTCACTTGTTTGCTCTTCTACTGTGCCCTTTAATCGTTTTGTTTCTGGCTTTGCGTAGCCCTTTTTACGCCCCTCTTGATGCCAGTCAGATTGGATCTCTTCGACTTGCAACACCTTTCTTGGCGGAACCTTGCGCTCACCCTGAGCCATGGTCACGTTATTTCGGATGCTCTCAGGCAAAGTCTGAACGTAAGCCTGCAACTCTTCAGGGGTGTCAAACATAGCTGACTGTCTGCCAGACGTGTTGTTGACCACGTAGAAGCCCTTCTGCGGAGGCTGAGGGATCATCCTGTCCTGCACACGTATATGGGCTAGGACGTTGGGATCATCCCAGTGGCTAGATCTGTAACCACCTTGTGTTGTTTTGGCAACATCAAGCTCAAGCTCTGCCATTTGCATACGCGCATAGTTTTGCTGAGTAGGATCGGCTTCGTATTTAGACTGGGCTAGCTTGAGGTTTTGTTCTGCCTGTTTAGCTTTTGCTGACTCTTGAGGCAACTTCAGTAGGATCTCGCGGTAGTTGCTACCACCTTTGCTTACATAGTCAGGGTCGTTGTATTTAACGGCATCAGCATCAATCTCTTCGTGCCACTGCGTCATGCGCTCTCTTGGGACTTCGTTGTACCTGTCGTACCCATAGCGCATCATATTGTCGTCAATCATCTCCTGACGCTCTTTGTCAGTGAGGTCTTGAAGCACACGCTCTTGGATATTTGGAGGGGGATTGTCGGCAAGGACTTGCTGAGCCTCTTGCTTGGTCATCTTGCCTTTGGCTTTGAACGCTTGCTCAAGCTTTCGGTCAGCCAGCTCACTAGGTTTAATATTTTTTGTATTTTTAAGCTCAGAAAAAAACTCGGCGCCTGTACCTTTGTTGCGCTTTAGGTTAGCCAATGCCTCATCCACTGCGGAGTAGAAGGGGGCAGTCTTGGCGGCTTTAGCGCCAGCTTGAGTCAACGCTCCTATAAGCTTCATAGTGGTCTCTCTTCAATGATCAGGTCATCACCAGTGATCTCGCCACCAGCGGCTTTCTTGACAGCTCCGCCCTCTTTGAGGCCAAGCTTTTGCATCTCGGTCAGGATGTCTTCGGTGATTATCTGTGACGGAGGATGGCCACGGGTGAAGTCCATGTAGCCGGGTTTTCTGCCCTTCTCGCGCATTGTCTTCTCAATGAAGTCCCTCATCAAGAGTTCTTTAGCCACTGGGCTGAAGCTCAATCCTAAGTCCTCGCCCTGCAAGATCGTAGGGAACGCTGGGTGCAAGTCTGGTCGGTCAATGATGCCACCACTTAGCGTGAACAAGCGGTTGCCCAGTGAACCAGCGGGAACATCAATCAGCGCAGGGTCTGTTGTCTCGCGGATGATCTTGTCGTAGTCAATGATCTGACCCTTCTTACCACCCACCTGTACGCCGCCCATCAAGTGGCCAGCAATAGATCGCCTGTCAAACGTGTTGGCAATGTTCTTAAAGTTCTTGTCCATGATGTCAACATCAGATGGAAACACTGGGTTGCCCTCTTTGTCCACAGCTCTTATGAGGCGGTCGTTGATCTTGTCACGTAGCTCAGTTGGCAGTCCACCCTTTTTGGCGGCTTTCTTGAAGTCACCGTATAGCTTATCGAACACCATCTGGTTTGACTGGTGCTGGGTAGGTGAGCCGATCATGGTGGTATAGACAGGGTTGTCGCCTGCCTTCTTGCCGCCGCCTAGGATCATCTTGGCAACGCCGGGAGTCTTAACGCCCCATGCCGCTTCAGCCGCACGGTACTCAGGCTCTGTCAGTTGCAGGCTTGAGAAGCCGGGGCCACCCAAGAAGCCTTCGCCGACCTTGGTGCGGTCAGACTGGGTGATCACCAGTGGGCGCCCTTCAATCCTGCCTAAAGCCTCAGAGGCTTTCATAGCTTCAGGCTTAGCCGCCTGCAAACCCTTCTTGATGATAGCCTTGCCACCAGCATAAGCAGGCTCACCGTTCTTCATCTTCTGGTTGTTCAGCTCCAGCATCATGGCGTCTGGGTTGTTGGAGATGACCACACCTCCACGCTTCATGCCTTCGGCTGGTGGTACTTTAGGTAAGCCAGTGTTGTAGTCGTTACCTGTCTGCAACTCATACAACTTACCAGCCAAGTCATCTTTCTCAGCAGTCGTCAGATACTTAGGAACTTTATACCCAGCCTGCTCGAGTGCCTTGACATCTTCAGCCATAAAGATGCCTTGAGGGCCAGTCGTGCGCCATTCAAGTCCAGTGTTTTGAAAGTCGCGCACATCAGACCAGTTACCGCCTTGTACAAAGTCCCGCACGAATGGCAGGTATTCGGCTTTGGGCTTGGCGTTCTGCTTGCCCTTGATCTGCGTGATCGTGTAATCACCTTCCGGTTTCTTCTGCGCCATCAACTGCGCTTTTAGCTCTTGGTATCGCTTATCAACAAACTTTTCCCTTTCAGCAAAAGTCTTAAAGTTTTGCGCGTCAGCCTCTCGATCCGCTTGCATCTGAAGCGGTTGCAATTCATCGTAGTTTGATCGGAGATCGGGGGCTTTGGTCTCGATGGTTACATGTGGCTCGCCCTTGGCGTCAACCAATGAGTAGACCTTGGCTCTTCCGCTTTTGATCCCTTCCCATCCGCCATAACCGTAACCGAGATGCCCCTCTTCGCCAGAACCCTTCACCCAATCGGGATGGCCTTGTGGTGGCTCGTAGCCACGGACTGAGTGCCCCATGGCGTCTGACTCAGCGGCAAAATCTCCGGGGCGGTTCAGCTCCACCCACTTTAGCCCTTCTGGGTATTCTTTGTAGACAGGCAACTCAGCACGAGAGGTCATGCGAGCCTCGTTCATCTTACGTGCCAGCTCTTGGTCGTACTCAAAGGTGCGGCGTACTGCCTGCTCCATGCTGACCTTGCTTAATTGCTCAGGGCGAATGCGTCCAGCGGCTACGTCTTCACGTAGTACGTCAACAATGTGGTCAAAGCCTAAGTTGTACACTGATCCTGAATACAGCCTTGTCTCTGGGTCAAGCTTAGAGACGAACGGATTGAGTTCACCAGCTCGCTTCTCAAACCCCTGCTCTCTTGCCATCAATTGATACAAATTTTCTTTAAGCTCTTTGTACTTTGTGTCACCTAAAATCTCTGCCTTTTGAATCTCTGGCATTCGCATAAGTATCTCAGCTTCTTTAGAGCTGAAATCTTTGTTGCCTACATGTTCACCCATACGAGCAAGGAAGTTTTTATCAAGCTCTTTTGTGTAAGCGTCTATCTCCATTCTGGCTTGCAATACCCTGTCGGAAATATCTGCCGCCTCTTGTATCTTGCCAGCCTTGGTAACTCTAATTGAATCATCGGCTAAGTTCTCCCACTGTTTAGCAAGTGGTGACTGTGCCATGCCCTCAGCAGGAAAGCCCTCTTCCTTACGTACGGCTTTAAGATAAGCCATGCGATCTAGGTCATCACGTAGCGGCATGTGGGTAATGCCCTGTTCAGCCAGCTTGCGTACTGGGTCGTCAGGCGTTCCCATTTCTTTCTTGATGTAATTCTTCAGGTTGCTATCAATCCAATTGTTGACGGCTCGATTACTTACATAAAACGGATCAGACATGAGCACCCGAAGCTCTTCCTCAGTCATTGGTCTTCCATATTCAGGGCCAACAGCTTGTCCTTGCTCATTGATATGGGTGAGCCTTGGTTCAGTTGAACCTTTTAACCTGCGCAGGTCGTTCTCAGGGATGCCCAACTGCTCACCGCCACCCAACCAATTGCCACCGTAGGGCTTGACCACGTTGGACTGCGTGTTAGCGCCCATCGCCATAGCCATCTCACGAGGTAGACCACCTTGCTCTAAGGCGCCCCTAACCACTGGCTCCATGCCACGCTCCATCGCCCTGCCAGCCTGCTCTGCGCCTCTGCCTGCCGCTCTCGTGGCTTGGGATGTGGCTGGGCCTGTCAGGAACTGCAACGCTACAGCTTCGGGTAGCACTGGAGGGATCTTGTACTCAGTCTCGAGCTTCTCAAGGAAGTCGCCAATGTCACCAGCGTACTCATAAGCCAAGGGTTGCTCAGGCTTGTAGATGCGCTCTTGGATGAACTTGTCAGCCGCTTCGTCGCCTTTGAAGAGACGTGTAGGGGCTGAGTTGATGGCTTGAGTCAGGGCTGAACCTATGAACCTTCCAGCCTGTAAGCCACCAGCAAGCTTCTCAGGGATAGACCTATCAGCCTGTACTTGACGCATGAGGTCAGCATCACGTTGGCTGATACGCCTGTTCAGCTCTCGGTTTTCTTTGGTGGGGATGCTTAAGTCAACCCTGCCCAAGCCCCTGATGTTCTCGCTGTACTGCGGAAGCTCCATCGCACGTTCGTCATCAATGAACGGCATTGGCTTAGCCGATCTGAAGTTCTTTGCCTTGATGTTCCCAACTCGTGGGTAGAACGCTGGTTTGTTTTCGTCAGCCATGGCTTATCCTGCTGAGTTGCTGTTGCCCCAATGATACCTTGGGTGTTGGCATCCGTCCATCATGCCGCGTATGGGTTCTCAAGCTTACGCTGGCCACTGTCCACATAGTCGTCCATGTCGTAGTCGTCCCGCGGTGCTCCATCAATGTCAAGCCAACCAGCATCACGCAGGAAGCGTAGCCCTTGGGTGCAGGCGTCCACGAAGTCATCATGGGTTGAGTCAGGGAAGCTACAGATCTGGGACACAAAGCCCTCAGCCCAGTCCTTGACGTAGCCCTTTCTCACACTGCTCTCAGGGATCCATACACGGCCTGCGGCGATGATGTTGGACACAATGTTCAGGCGCTGGATCTTGTCAGCTCTGCCGGGGTTATATGCGCGTACGGGTAGATGGCCACGACGTAAGTCTTGGATCAAAGCTATGCCTGCGCTCTTGTCTTCCACTAGGATCAGGTCTACGCGCTTCTTGTCCTTGCCCTCACCGTAGACCACGTCGTACTCCTCGATCACCTTGGGGCGTAGGTCTGGGTATTGGAGCCTGTCTTGCCAGCAGTCGATGATCATGGCCGACATTGGGCCGTCTAGTGGCTTGAACACGCCGAACGTGATGGCCGCTGTCGGATCGTTGACAGTCTTCTCTGAGCTGGCGCAGTCATAGCTTTGGATGATGTACTCGAACTTAGGGAACTCCTTGTTAGGCGCCCATAGCTTGAACATGTCGCGCTTGACGATACCTGACTCCTCAGGGTCGATCAGCTCAGCGTGGATCTCCTGCCTACCGATCTTAGTACCTTCGTATGCAAGGATCTGCTTTTGAAAGCTTGGAGCAAGGTTGGCTAGGTTCACATAGGTCGAGGCGGTGGTGATGGCCACGTCGTCCCCTTCCCTGCCTAACAGCTCTACGATCAGGTCTTTGGGTCTAGGTGTGGTGGTGGCGATCACCTGAGTCCTGCCATCAGCCTTCTTAAGACGAACAGCGAACTGGATGTTGTACCAAGCTTCGTCGAGGTAGTCCCATGCGGCTAACTCGTCCAGCCATGCGCCATGGTACTGACCACCACGGAAGCGATCAGGCTCAGAGGCTGAGATGCCTTTGATCAGGCTACCGTTGACCAGCGTGATCTCATGCAGGGCTTTGTTGTAGTCAGCGATCAGAATCTCAGGGATCACAGCAATCAGTCCCGACTCACCCTCGAAGCATGTACCGCGTACGTCCATCGATGTTGGAGCGGACACCAGCCAGCGGGTCTTTGGGTTCTCCCATGCCCACCACCAGAGCTGTTCAGCCGCTGTGCGGGTTTTGCCTGCACCACGCCCGGCTAACATTAGCCAAATACTCCACCACTCACCTTGGGGTAGCTTCTGGTGATTAAACGCCCCAGAGAGCCATTTAATGCGTGTGGCGTATGCGGCTCCATGATAGGGGCCAAGCTTGCTCAGGAGATCCTTGTCTTGCAGGATGTCCAAGACATCTTGTTCAATGACTACGCTCATTCAGCGATCCGAATCAGTTCGAGACGTTTGACGGCCACGTCCATGAGATCCCTTACCGACACATCAATGACAGTCGGGTCGATCTTCTCTTCGGGGGCTTTGTAGTCACCATAGCGCTTGGGATTGAACTTGGCTAACAGCTTGAGGCGCGTCTCGATCTGGAGCTTACGGTGGCCAAGCATGTCCTCCTCAGTCACGGTCATGCTGTCCTCACCCTCCTCAGCACCAGAGCTGTAGACCTTCTTGGTTCCTATGTGGAGGTTGTCGGCAATCCACAAGCACTCCTCGGCCATCTTATCGTAGCCAATGTCGCGTGCGCGGGCGATGGCTGTGGATAACTGCTCATTCCTCCACATCCAATCGTAGACCGTCCTCCATGCAGGCATACCTTCTTGTCTGCATATCTCTCTGAGCGGCATACCTTCGCTTAACTGCTCACAGATCTTGAGTGCTATCTCTTCCGAGTACTTGGAAGGGCGCCCTCTGTTTGTCACTTCTTTTGTTTGCGGCTCACCTGTCACGTCGGCGACAGTGTCGCTGGGAAGACTCTTTGGTTTCTTTGCCATTGCTGGAACTCCTTTTAACGTGAAGTTTAACGCACGTTTGGTTTTGTTTGCAATGGTTAGTCTTTCAATCCCCTCATGATTCTTCTGTCCATGTCTTTGATGGTGAGCTTGAACTCTTTGTTTTGGCTTTCTAGTTTGGCGATTTTGTTGTTTGCGTGTTTCAGCTTTGACTCTAGCTCCTGTACCTGCGTCTGTAGCTCTGTGATGGCTTTGTTCGCTAGCTCAGGGTTCTCGCTGATCCAGTCTGCTTCCCATATCTGCTCTGTCATTGCTTCATACCCCTTACGAATGCCGCGAAGGATGCCGCCGTGTCCCCGAAGTTGGTCATCTTGTCGAACTCGAGCGCTACCTCTTCCAGCACCTTATTGCGTTGTGATGGGGACACAAAAAGATCGTAGTGGTATGGCTGTCCCAGCTCACGCAGGATTTGCTTGCCAAGGTTACTGTGCTTTTCAACATCGTTGAAGGCTTCGTCCTCTTCTTGTGTCCAGTCGGTCATGTGTTCTTCTCCTTGAGTTGATAGTCTTTAAAAACAGTTCCTTTGCTTGCATCACCTTTCCAACATTCACTCACCCAACCGCGCTTTCCTGATTTGTAAGTGCGCCAATGTCCACGCACTTGATGGCGGCGTGGCGTTGCGTGTGTACCACCTTGCGGGTCATTCTTTTGTTTTGGCGGCTCTATCACTACGGTGTGCCAATCAAATGTCAAGGCTGGTTTTCCTTTTGACTGGCGCTTTTGGTTGATGAATGTGCGTTGGGGTGTAGGTTTGTAGCCCTCAGACTGCATGGCCAACTTGGTCACCACAGCAAGCACCATGCGATGCACTGGCTTGATGTCCTCTAGGGTGATTTCTTCACCTTTGCGGTAAACCTTAAAGCCATCTGGCGTTACGATGTATGCGTATGGCGCAAAGTATTTGCCACCATGCCACATTGAACACCCTCCAACGGCAACAGAACCATCACCCTTTGTAAGCCACAGGGCAAAATCTTTTCCGCCTGTGTCAAGTCCAACAATGCCAGTTCTTTTTGATGGCAAGTTCATTAAGTAATCAGCAGGAACTTTCATTGCGGGAGTTGTATTCATCTGACCAACATCAAACCACAGTGCTGTTTCTGGCTCTGGCGCGAACTTAACGGCTTTACAAACTAATGGAGTCATTGTGGTTTCTCCTCGTCTGCAAAATCCATTTCTTGCGGATGCAATATATCGTCATGCACAATGACCCCGTGTTCGTTTGCCAACAAAAACCTGCCGCACACTACGCAGTAATAGCCATCACTCATGTGTTCTTCTCCTTGAGTTTGGCTTCAATGGCTCTGGCAAAATGAGTGTCCGTGTGCTTATGAGAAGCCGCACACTCAGCCGAAATCAAAACGATCTCATCATCAGTTAGCCCCACCCATGTGCGCTGTTGTTGTAAAGCCTCCATCATTTGTGGCGTAATGCCGCACATCCAACCGTTGTCAGAAGGCCAAAAGCGCAAGACGTAACCACCAATCAAAAGTTCTTTAAATGCAGTCATGTGTTTTTCTCCAGCAAGGCGGCTTCTATCTTCTTCGCCCACTCGAGCACCATGATCATGTTCCAGTTGGAGCTCTCAGCAGTTACGCCTAAAGCTTTCTGAATCTCCTCGTCCGTTAACCTCTTCCAAGGGCGAACGTAGTCTTGAATATCGTCGTCATCCATTGCTTACTCCTTTTGGTCTTGGGCAGTCAGTTGGGGGGATAACAGCACACCAGACAGCTTTGTACTGCCCTCTTGGCGCCACTTCCCATCGATCTATGTATACGTCTGGCATGTTCTTTAAAACCTTCCTGACGTTGGTCTTTGGTCTGTTAAGCAAATCCGATAGTTCTTCTAAGGTCATGCCATCAGGTATTCCGCGGAGCGCAACTCGTACGCTCTTGATCACAGCCATGCTCATGGAGCCCCTTTATCGGGCTTTTGAGCCGTTTTCTGGTCGAGTTGAGGGTCAAGGTGCTTGATGAGCTGATCGAGGCTTATAGGCCCGATTTTTTCCAAGCGTTGTATTTCAGTCAAAACGCAGTTCACACCTGCGTCGAATCCTTTGATGTAGTCACTCATGATTGTTTCGCTCATTTGCCAAGGACGGTTTGTAGGTTTTCAAGCAGTTGCTCAGCCTCTGCACGGGTAAGAGGTACGCCCATACTGGCACGGCGGCCTTGCAGGGACAGCCATACGCCGTCGTCATACTGGTCAACGCTGAGGCGAACCTCCGCCTCTGTGTTGAATGATGTTTCGATTTCGGTAATCATGATTTAGCCGTTCCAATATTCGTTGAATGTCATGGGTTGCACAAAAGAGTTCCATGCGTCAAGGTTGGGGAAGACGGCGTAGATGTCTATCCAGTTGGTTGATTGACCAATCTCCAACACGCGACCATCGGACAGCTTGAAGCATTTGCTTCTGTTGTCCCAAACACGATTTCCAAGGACTGGCTCAGCACCAGTCATGTCAGGGCGAGAGACTGGGTACTCTGGCTTTACCACGTTGGGGTTCTTGGCCTTCCAGTTGGCCAAGTATGACTCGTATGCGTTGCTCATAATTTTCTTTCAAGTAACCGCCTTATTGGCGTGGATGCATCTTAACATGAAATTAAAGCGGAATAGGAGTAGGGATATACCCTACCCCTACTTTTTTATCCAATCAACAGAGCCACGTCTTTGACGTCTTCCATATTGGCAAGGCGCCCGTGGTTGCTGATGCTGTACTCGATCTGCTCAATGGTAGGTGTCATCAGCAAAGAGTAGTCAACGCCTTGAATGCACTGGTTAGTGCCTTCGTACCAAGTCAGGGTAACCATGAAACCTTCAACGCTCTCAACGGTACGCACTTGGGCTTCTGGGCTGTTGCTGGTGACCACGAGTTGACCAGCGTAGATGTTTTGCAGTTTGATTTTCTTGCTCATGTTGATCTCCTTACTTAGCTGGTGTTACGCGGATGTCAGCACGGCTTGCCTTGCGGAAGGTAGCCAAGACTTCGTCGCCGATACCGTAAGAGACGCAAAGCTTTTTGTAGTCAACAGTGCCAGAGACTTGAACCAACTGGACAGTCACGCTGTGCAACTCGCCTTTGTGTTCGCCTTCGCCATACTTGTTGGCAATTGATTCTTTGAGAGCTTTGACTTGGTCAGCCAATGCTTTGGCTTGTTGGTCGAGCACGTAAAGTGCGTCAATGTCAGAAGTGATTGTGGAGATCAGAGCTTCTGTCTGGATCTGTGTTGCTGTTGTCATGATGACTTCCTTTTTCAAGTAACCTGCTTATTGCAGTGGATGCATCTTAACATCAAGTTAAAACGGTTTGGAAGTCTTTTTAAAATATTTTTATTAGGACAAACCCTAACGTCGCATCAACAGCTCCATCACCCTTTGGATCGTCACGTTCAAGGCGTCGATCTCCTCCATCTTGGCTATAGCCCACGCCCTACGCTCCCCGTGCCAGCCCATCTTGCTCCCTTGATGGCAGGATTTGCACAGGGCGATCACGGTGTACTGCCTATGCTGTTTGACGTGGTGTGCGTCGCTGGGGCCCTCTTGGTCGCACACAGAGCAGGGGAGCTCCTTCACCAGCCCGACGTAGGCTTTTTCTTTTGCGCTTAGGTTGTTGTTCACAGGGTAGCCTTCTCAACGTGGCGATTAGAAGCCTCCATAGAGCGCCATACGGCGATTCTTTCCTGACAGGCTATGAGGAGCCACCGAAGGCGTTCGCGCTCCTGTACGGCCTGTCTAAGGGCTTCTAGGTGTGCTTTGTAGCGTGGGGAGGCGTAGGCTTCGCGTTCTTGCATGGCGGCAGTCTTGTATTCGCCGTTACCGTAGGCTTCAGCGTTCTTCATTTCCTCAGCCTTAATCGTCTTACGTAGCTCCTCCATGAACACCTTGTTAGCCTCAGCCTCGGCGTACTTGGCTGAGTGGGCAATCATGAAATCTATTGCGTCATTCGGATCAATCATCTTCTCGCTCATGTCAGCTCCTCAATGTCTACGATAAGTTTGCCGGGCTTCTTTCCCTCCACCCTGTAAATCAGGATCGGCTGGAAGAGCTGGTCATTCAAAAACAGCGCGTCTGCCAACCCATCGAGGGCGCCCTTAGCGGCGGCTAAGCAGTTGTCTGCGTCTCGCTTTCGTTTGTCAGGCATCTCGAAGGTGATCGTCAGCTTAATGTTCCCGCCTTGGTGTTTCCAGCCATTGATCTGGTGCTTAGCAAGCCACGTACTGCTGTCGCGATAGTCCGAGCGGAGTTTGTACAGCTTGCCCCAATGCGTACCCTTGGCACGGTTAGGGAACAGCTCCGCAGGGGGAAAGTCCAGCTCAATCCGCACGGTGCATCCTTGTTCGGATAGCGTGTGCCAGCTCGTCAAAGCCTGCCTGTAGTGCAATCTGTGCGCAAGCTTCACGCTCGATGCCGATGGCTTGCTTCGTGGTTTGTATCGCTACAGCCATGATTTCAGCCTTGGCTTGTGCCATGCCCTCTTCAAATTCTTTTGCTGTGAACAATTGCTGTCCTGTGCCCTGTGCAAAGAACTTACGCTGGAAGTCACTGAGTTCTACTTTTGCCATTTTCTCGCTCCTGTTTCATACGGTTTACTAGGTCTAGCATGGCTTCGGTTCCACGCCTCTTCTCGATGTCACTCTTTACTTTTGCCCACCACAATTGCGCGCTCCCTGAGCCTAGCTCGATAGCCTTCTTCGAGTAGCGGCTGATCCACTCTCTCGCTTCGCACTGCTTCATGTGTTCCAAGGTCTCCTGTGAGATAGAGACATTCGATGGCGCAAGCCTCGGTGTAGGCATGACCATACCCTTCGCGGATTTGGTCAAGGATTTTTTGGGCATCATCTTTTGTCATCCTTGTTCCTTGACTTTGGCTACCCTCACGCGGATGTTGCCCTCGCTCATGTGATGCATGAGAAGGTGAACAAACGTTTGGCTCATGTCCTTGGTTTCGATCTCGATGTAGGCTTCTTTGCACACCACTAAGCCATCGCTGATGAGCGTAGGGTTCTCATGCGTGATGGTCTTTCCTTGAACGCTGAATGTTGGGATGGTCATGCTTTTCCCCTTACTCGGATAATGTTGGCGCAATCAGCGGGTGTAGGCCATTTTTCGTCGGGCACAAGAAGTTTTTCGCACTGCTCCTCAAGCGAATCACAAACCTTGGCACACGCTTCACGCTCATGCTGAGCCACAAGGTTGGCAAAACGTACTAGACCATCCTCATCAAACTTCAGACCATGGATGGTGTGTTCTATCGCCAAGCGAATGATGTCTTCGTGTTTCATGATTTCCTCTTTGCTAAGCCTGCACGGATAGCCAGCTCATTGCGCAGGCGGTACTCGTACTTTGTTTTTCGGATCTTCTCGTGGTCAGTGGGTTGGAGCTCTGGCTCGTTGTCGAACAGGGCGGCAAACTCTTGCCACTTGGGTGGGTAGCCATTGGTCGCTGATCCCCAAGAGATCATGTCGATCTGCATGACTTCATTGATCGCAAGACGAATCTTTTCGCAGTCACGCAGGGCTTGAGTCACTCGTGGCCACATGTCTGACGTGGCTTGATGGTGGTAGGCACAGACCCAGTTGCTACCAGTAGAGATCCCACCAGCCATAGGGCAACCGTTGGCAAAGCAGTTGTGGTTGACAGGCTGGCTTTCAATCTCTGTTGTTTTTTCAGCGTAACGCTGTTTTGCTTGTGTGTAACTCATTTTTGCTCCTTGTGGTATGTGCCTTCGACGATTCTCGGAAACTTGCTTGCGTTGAACAGGAAGTCCATGTCAGCCTTCCAGTCCTTTGATTTGCCTGTCAGGAACTTGGATGACTTGACCATCTCAAAGTACCAGCGGAAAAAATCCAAACCACCTTGTCGATCAAGTTTGTCAGCAGTGACAACCTCTCTCCATCGAGCACTGATAGCCCGCTTTCTGGATTCGTTGACAACAACCACCTGAGGTAGCTCTGGCAAGATTGTGTTGAACATCTCCACAATTTCCTGAATCGGTGCAGATGGCACTGACTTCGGCTTGCCGAGGTCAGGAGAAGCTTTAGCTTCTATTTGTGTATCGGGTATTGGGTTATGGGTATTGGGAGCATTGCTTTCGGATTGCGTTGGCAATGCGTTCGCATTAGAAGCCTTATTCCATCGGGCTTTGGCGGAAGCCGAGGCCTTCTCTTTCTTGACTCCAACGGCCTCAATCTCCTTGATCACACGCTCTGAAATCCATCCGCTTTCTGTGCGGACGAAGTACTCTTGCAATACGAGCGTAATGCTATCGCTATGCGAACGCATACGGATCTGACGTGCAATATCCTCTACCTCAAGCGGCAAAGGTTTCTCGTGAAGGTAGCACCAGTCAAGAAGACGGCGGTATGCCAAGTCTTCTGTGTCTGACAGATGCGAAGTGTGACTCTGATAGTCACCAATGTTGAATTGGTAATAGTACATTTCCAGCCCCAAAAATACACCCCTAAAGAAACTGCGGCAGGCGGGGGTGGATCGCTTTTCGGTTCAGGGAGCTACCCCAAACCTAGCCGTGTTTCAAATCATGTTACACGAAAAACAGATCTGGACGCAAGTCTTTTCTTGTGACCAGCCCTTGTGTTGCTTTTTCGATCTTGACGGCCAGTGCGGCAGACGCAGTTCTACGCTCGTGGATGAGCAGTGACATCCATGTCAGGCTGATGCCTAAATACTCAGCCATCTCACCACGTGCGCCCAACGGCTCCGTCTCAAAATACTCTCGCAGTTTCATCGTGTCCTCAATTGGTTGTTGATGGATGAGTGCGTTCAGGGCTTATTGATTCCTCGCATCTCGACTTCATGATCCCGTTACATCGCGTCATGCCCGAAGTCCACCAACAAATCAGAGTATACATTAACTTTGAATTAAAAGAAACCCTAGAATTTAGTCAACTTTGTATTGTGGGTTTTTAATATCGTGTTAAGATTCGTGCACGCCGATACGGCGGTTATGGAGAATCAAATGGAAAAACACCTTCCCTTCACGACCAAGTCTGGTCTTCGCATTGGCTGTATGTACAGCCCTCCCCCACAGAACCACATGAGCCAAGATGCTGAACGCATTCAGATGGCTTTGCTTGGCATTGAGCCTGAGTTCTCAGAGCGCCGAGTTTTTGGTTTTGTTGCCTACATCATCTTCTTGATGGTGTTGGGCACAATTCTTTTTACATTGGAGCTGTGATGAACTTACAAGACGTAATCTGGCTCGACACCAGCAAAGGTCGCATCGGTGTGATCATGGTGCTTGATTGGCACACAGAGACGCTCCACTACTTTTTAGGTTTAGCTAGTGGCATGAACGAGAGCATTGACATCAACCACATTTACAACGGAGGAGCAAAGCTTCCTGACTACGTAGGTATGGGTTTCTTCTTTGGAGATTGGGAATGATCACCATGTCAACGCACGGAGAATACGAGCAGTGGAAAAACGACCCTGTTGCACAACAGGAATACAGTCAATATTTACTTGAGGAAGCCAAAAAAACAGAACCAAACACCATTGAATTTATTAACCAATTTACTCGAAACTTTAACGAAATCTTTAAGGAAAAATCATGAGCTTTATCGTAGAAAACACATCCTCTAGCAGTGAATTCACACCTGTACCCGCAGGCCTTCACTTGGCGCGTTGCTACCGCATCGTTGACCTAGGAACCCAAGCAACAGAGTACATGGGCGAAACAAAGCACCAGCGCAAGATCATGCTTGGTTGGGAGCTCCATGGAAAAGACGACGAAGGCAATGAGCTGGTGACCAACAACGGTAACCCCTTGGCCATCTTCAAGAACTACACGCTGAGCTGGAATGACAAGGCCAACCTGCGCATTGATCTACAGGGCTGGAGGAACAAGCCCTTCTCAGAAGAAGAGATGAGACGCTTTGACATCTCCTCAGTCCTAGGGGCGTGGTGTATGTTGAACGTGGTGCAGAGACCGGGCAAAAACGGCAAGATGTTCTCCAACGTTGGAAGCATTGCGCCTGTCCCGTCTGTTGTTAAGCAAGCAGGTCTACCACCTGCGGTGAACCCTAACCAGCTCTTCCGTTTGGCAGAACCTGATGTCGAGTTATTCGAGACGTTTGGTAAAGGCCTCAAGGAGAAGATTCAGTCCTCACCTGAGTGGCAGGCCTTCCAGAACAGAAAAGGCGCTCAAAAGCCCGATAAAGCCCCTTCTAGCGGCTTTGATGACATGGACGACGACTTGCCCTTCTGATCATGAAGCACCCTACAGACAACTCAACGTTTGACATGTTCGGTTTTTACGAAAGCAAGGGTCATGAGATGGCTAGGCTTTCGTCAGACCGAGCTGATAGGGAGCTAGGCGACTGGTCAAAGAGGGCATACAACCTTTTGATGCAGTTCGCTCGGCTACATCACAACCCATTCTTGGTGGAAGAGGCAAGGGCTTACGCTGAGCTGTATGGGTTAGAGGCTCCTCCAGATGGAAGGGCGTGGGGGCACATCGTGCAGTCTGCTAGGCGTGCCCAACAAATTGTCTCTTGTGGCTATGGCATTGCCAAGTCATCTAATGGATCACCAAAAGTGCTTTGGAAATTAAAGGAAACTGCATGACGATAACTGTACGCGCAAGTGAGAGTAGCCACTGGTATACCAGAGAGGGTGTACCAAAGTACACTGTCGAGGCCAAGAACGGCAACCTGCGAAACACCACGTTGGCTGATGCACGCAAACTAAATCTCGTTCCCTCTGTAACGACGATCATTGGTTGTGCCGCGAAGCCGGGGCTCGAGGCGTGGAAGCTCAACCAAATGATGCTCGCCTCCATGACCCTCCCAAGGGCTCCTGACGAGCCTGAAGACCTCTACGTCCAACGAGTGATCAAAGACTCCAAGGAACACGCTCGTGCCGCCGCTCAAAGGGGTACAGAGGTTCACACAGCCTTGGAGAACTGGTTTGAAGGCGTGATGGTCGCCAATATGGTCGAGTATCAGCTCGGCGTAGGTGAAGAGGTCAAGAAGATCTTTGGTGAGCCAGAGTGGATCTCTGAGAAGTCATTCGCCAATGAGCTGGGCTTTGGTGGGAAGCTAGACCTTTGCACCTTTGATGGCGATGGGATCGTGATCGACTTTAAAACCAAGGAGTTCACAGATCCAGCCAAGGTGGATGCTTATGACGAGCACCTGATGCAACTAGCCGCCTATCGGTTGGGGCTTGATCTCCCAAAGGCGAGGTGTGCGAATGTCTTTGTCTCGGTCACGGAGCCGGGGCTCGTCGTCACCAAAGAATGGTCTCAAGAAGACCTCGAACGTGGGGAGGAGATGTTCTATCACCTCCTCAAATACTGGCAAGCTAAAAACAAACACTCGTGAGGACAACATGGAACACATGCAACAAGTAGCTTTTAAACGTGCACTCAATGCCTTAAACGCGCTCAAGTGCCAATTTGCCATCATCACACCTGAAGGCGCGAAGTTTGGTGAGCTGGAAGTCACAAAACCAACAGTCAAAAGACGATACAAAAAAGGTGAGCTAAAAAATTACGTTCATCAATTTTTGACGCCTGTTAAGGTTGGCGAGAATTTCACAGTTCCATGTGGCGACTACGAAATGGATGCAATCGCAACAAGCGTTTCACGTTGGTTTTATGTAAATTATGGCGCTGGATCTTTGAGCTATCAAAGCGATAAGCAAGCCCACGCTATTCACGGCTTTCGCTCTAACTAAGGAATAACATGGACGAACTTTTACCTTTAATCTTGGTGGTCTGGCTGATTGGATCTTGGCTCACGCACGTCATTGTTTGCATTCAGACAATGTCTTGGGGCTTCCTAA